CCAGCACGATCAACTCGGCCCCGCGCTTTGACCACAACCCCACGACCGGCGAAAGCCTGGGCCTGCTGGTGGAGGAGTCGAGGACGAACAGCGTCACCAACAACACGATGGTTGGGGCGGTGGCTGGTACGCCGGGGACAAATCCAACGGGTTGGACTTTTGCTACAGCTCAAAGCAATGGCTTAACAATAAGCATTACTGGCACTGGCGTAGAGAATGGCATTAACTATATTGATTATAGATTTAATGGCACAACTGTTGCCAGCCCTAACGCCTGCGCATTTGGTTTCGCTAACGCAACTGCTGCTACAGCCCAAACGTGGGCTACTTCGCTTTATTGGAAACTAGCTTCAGGTACAACCACTGGCATTACTGGTTGGCAGCTTGGAATAATTGAAAACACAGCAGTCGGCGCTTTCGTTACTGGTGCTTTTTACGGTCAAACAGCACCTACGTCCGCAGCACTAATTACGCAGCGCCCTACTGCAGCTAGAACATTGTCCGGGGGTGTCACGGTTGGGCAAGTTTCTCACACAATGAATATCTCCGTAACAGGCAATACCGCCATTGATTTTACAATTCGCCTTGGGATGCCCCAGCTAGAGCAGGGCGCCTTTGCCACTTCGGTCATTGCGACTTCCACCGCAGCCGCCACCCGCGCTGCTGATGTGGTCAGCATCACGGGCAGTGCGTTCAGTTCGTGGTATCGGCAGGATGAGGGGACGGTGTTTGCGGAGTGGAAGTGTGATCCAAGCACAGGAAGCCATTGGCCCAATCCCGCGTACTTTGACGACGGCACAAATAACAACTACATCGGTTTGCAGTACAGGCTGCCAGGCGCAAAGACAATCCGACTGAACGTTGTTAGCGGTGGCGTTTCATCAGTTTCAACTACAACAAATGCTTACACCCCCGGCCAATCAGGAAAAACTGCCGCAGCATTCAAGGCAAATGATTTTGGGGTGGTTCTTGCAGGATCAACGGTTGCAACCAGTGCTACTGGATCCATGCCTTTGGTAACTACGGCTCGGATTGGTTTTGAAACTGTATCCAGCTCATACTTCAACGGCACCATCCGCCGCCTCACCTACTGGCCCCAGCGCCTCCCCAACAACACCCTCCAGGCGATCACGCAATGACGCACTACATCCGCTTCCCCGACGAATCCACCGGCATGGCTGCGCTGGATGCTGCTGGCCTGCTCACCGAAGACGGCTTTCCTATCACCGCCAGCCACACGCACGCCCTGGATGTGATCGGCCCCATCTACAAAGGCGGCACCTTTGACCCCGACACCGGCGAGGTGATCACCCCACTCGTGCTGCTTGACGGCTGGCACGTCAACTACATCGGTGAGCTGCCTGAAGGGTGGGCAGAGTATGCGGTGAGCCCTGAGCAGCCGGCTAGAGTCTGGCTATGAGCGTTCAACCCGGCCAGCACAATATCGCCATCCAGCGTCGGGCTGATTATGACCTGTCGCTGCAGTTCAAAGATTCCAATAATGCCAATATCAACCTGACCGGCTGGACTGCTTACGCGCAAGTGTGGAATGAAGGCCGCACCACAAAATATGCTGACTTTGCTGTTACCTACACCAACCGCTCTACTGGACAAATCAGCATTGCCTTGACCGATACGCAGACTGCAGGCTTTCCTAATGAAGCCTATTACGATGTTTTGTTGGAAGACTCCAGCGGCTTGCGCAACTATTACCTAGAAGGCATCGTATTCGTCTCTGAGGGCTACACAGCACCATGACAACCGTAACCGTTAACGAGACTACCAACACAGTCGTTGTCACCACGCCAGGGCCTGCAGGCCCCTCTGGTGCGGCTGCAGTCATGGTGCGCGGTCAAGCCAGCAAGATGGATAGCGGCACCATTGACATAGTTACGCAGGGCGTGTACGTCTCCACCGGCCTCACCGCCACCTTCGACTCCACCACTGCAAGCGGCATGGCGCTCGGCACCACCAACGCATTTGCGGTGAAGAACACCAGCGGCGCCACCAAGCTGATGCAGATCTACGGCAGCATCGACGCCAAGACCGTCAGCGGCAACAACAAGGTGCTCGGCATCAAGCTGGCCAAGAACGGCACCGCCATAGATCAAACCGAATGCCGCGCCTTCACCGGCTCGGGCAACGACGAAGCCAAGTTGGTCACCAACTGGATGATCAGCATGGCCGCTAACGATGAAGTAGCACTGTTCATCGCCAACCACAGCAGCAACGTTGACATCACCTTTGCGCGCGGCAGACTTGTAGCCACCGAGGTATTCGCATGACACTCGCTAGCCCGCTACGCAAGGTTGCCAGTAAGTTGATGGCAAAGTTCGGCGGTGTAGCAACAATCCGCAGCGTAACACCTGGCGTTTATAACCCAGCTACTGGCACCGTCAGCGAATCCACCAGTGATACCGCATTGCGTGGAGTGCTAGAGGATGTAAGCCTGCGCGAGGTAAATGACCTGATCCAAGCTGGCGATAAGCGGTTGACCATCGCTGCAGCAGACACGGCAGCAGTGCCGACAATCGCCGATCGCGTCATCATCAGCAATCGCAGCCTGCAGATAATCGAGGTACGCACCATCGAACAGGACAACACGGCCATCACCTATGAGCTGATCCTGAGGGACTAATGGCACGCCCGATCCAAGCCCGAGACATTGGCAGGTACTGCGAGGATCAGATAGAAAAGCTCCTGCGTGCAGCGGTGCTAGAGACTGACAGCCTGCTTAAGCAAGCTAGCCCAGTTGACACTGGCAGGTTTCGTGCCAGCTGGCAGGTAGGCGAGAACGCTGCGCCTGGGGGCATTGCGCCATCCGGCAGTTATCCAGGCGTAACTGCCATTAAACGCCTTGGCTACCAGAGAGAGAAAGTCGGCAATATCTATTCAGTGCACAACAACCTGCCGTATGCCGAGCCGCTAGCAGGCGGCAGCTACCCTCCGTCATGGGGTGGTCAGTATCGCAGCAAGCAAGCCGAGCCCGGCTGGGTGCAAGGCATTGCTAAGAATGTGCAAACTAGAGTGCAGGCAGCGGCAGCACGCATCGGCAAGGAGTCATGACAAGCACCTATAACGACATCCGCGCTGCCATTGAAGGACGCATTGCTACGCAGATGGCTGTCGCACCGGTATACCCGGTCAGCTATCAGAACGTACCATTTACGCCGCCGAACAACACGCCATGGCTGCAGGCGTTCATTCGGTTTGGTGATAACGCCTATGCCACGCTGCTGGCGCCGTCTACTGGCTTCAACCGGCAGAATGGCGTGCTGACGGTCAATGTGTTCACGCCGCTAGGCGCTGGCACTGCGGCAAACTTCACCATTGCCGAGCGCATCAAGGATCTATTTGACCGGCAAGTGGTCAGCGATATTCACTTCGACGCAGCATCGGGACCGGCGCAGATCACACCACCAGCGCCTGCAGCGTACTACCAAACGCAACTTACGATCACGTTCGAGGCGTATGTAGACTGACGGCAGTTCTTCCGCTGACTGATGTCTGCCACCGTTCTGTCCGGCACAGCCGGGGCGCTCTATTACAAGCCAGCTGGCACTATTGCCACCTTTGCCGAATCTGGCGTTAATGCCACCACTGACGTAATCACTGTCATGCCGTTCCTTGGCTTCAAGGTTGGCGACCCGGTGCAGTTCAGCGTGATCAACGTCAACACTGGCGCTGCGGGCTCTGGCACCCTGCCTGCCGGGATCTCTGCTGCTACTACCTACTACGTCATCACCTACACCGCCAGCACTGGTGCCATGCAGGTGTCTGCCACGCTTGGTGGCTCTACCGTAGCGATCACCGATGATGGCACGGCTGTAACGCCAAACATCTTTCAGGTGGCATACGACAGCTTTGTGGCAGTAGCCGAGGTGCGCGAGTGGTCGTTTGAAGTAACCCGCGAAGAGATCGACGTTACCACCATCGGCCAGGCCGCTGGTCAGACCGTGCCATTCCGCCGGTACATCAGCGGCTTTGCCGATGGTTCAGGCTCGGCTACCATCTACACCACCAGCGAAGACACCAGCATCGCCAGCCGCTTGGTTGCTGATGTGCTTCAGCGGGAGCAGGAGGGCGCCACGATGAAGCTGTACATCGATCGCGTGGTGAGCGGCGGTAGCGTCAGCGATACCCTCAGCCGTTCGATTACGGTGCCCGTCATCCTGACGGCTGCCAACTTCACGGTTAACCCTGACGACGGCCAGTCAATCGAAGTGTCGTTCCGCCCGAGCGACGCACCTACGTTTGACCTGGTCAAGAGCTGATCACGCAGACACAGAAGCCCTGGTCTTGTACCAGGGCTTTTCCATGCCTACAATCCAATCGTATAGCGTAATCACATGGCTCGCGCACTTGATCGGCTCAAGAAAGCTGCTCACCTGGTTCCCATCAAGAAAGTCGTCACGCTGAGTGATGGCAGTGAGTTTGAGTTTTACTGCACTCCTCTTACGATGGCCGAGAGGGAGAAGGCGCAGAAGGATGCCGGAAGTGACGAGGCGATTGCCTTTGCGCTGCAGCTGCTGATTCAGAAGGCAAAAGATGATGCCGGTCAGCCGTTGTTCAGACCCGGCGAAATCGCTGAACTGAAGAATGAGGTGCGTGATGAAGACTTGCAGATCATGATGCTGGCTGTCATCACAGACAAGAACGATGTAACCGAGGCAGAAG